TTTGTAGCATCAGTACAGGCGCTAACAAATAGCACCATCAACACAATAGTAATAAATAATCTCATTTTTTTAACCTCCTTTAATAGTAGTATTTCCAAGAGCTGTCTCAACCTCTATTTCCCAACCGGTTACGATTTCAGGATTAGCATTGAGAACTTCTTCCACTGTAGTGTCAACTCTTGCTTCCACAGTTGTAAAACCACGCTTATAATCGTAGTGTTCTGTTGATCTTCCGATCCATTCGTAGTCATATAAATTTTCTTTAATTACGTCTTCGACGTATTCAGAAAAGCCGCTGCCGTCACGAGGGTAATCTTCTAAAAGATCATAACCTCGCATATCGTCCAGAACGTCATTGTCCTTAAAATTAGGATCAGTTACGAGTTCTGCCAAATGTTTAGCAATGCCTGTATTCTCCACAACTTGTTCTTCATAGCCATCCCAAGCGTGAACTACGTCTTCACCGTCTGAAAAAACTAGAGTCACTTTTGTGTCCCCTGATAGATTTGCTTCTCTAAGCTTGTCTTGAATGCTCAATTATTACTCCTTTTCCGGAACATTTACACCTGATGGCGCGCCATCAGGCACTACATTAACGATTGGTATTTCAATCGCATGATGGCTTTCATCAGTGTTTCCATTCTTTGGTTTGTACGGAAGCTTTGCTGAATTTGCCCCGGGAGGGCTAAATGGAATAGGTGCGGATTTTACAACAGAATTAGAACCGGACGGCTCCTCAACGACTGTCGTATTATCTGTACATGCACTAATAAACATAATCAATAAAATAGTAGTAAATAACTTCATTATTTTTGTTCTCCTATTTCGCTTACCACATCCAAAACCTCGATTTCGAAATTAAGTGTTTTTCCAGCTAACGGGTGATTAAAATCTAAAACCACTGCTTCTTCGTTAACTGCTTCAATACGCGCGACAACTGGTTGCCCTGAAGGGTTTTCGCCGCGCACCATAGCACCAATCTGAAAATCAAAATTTGGAGGGAAAGACGTTTGTGGTACAGTCTGGAAAGCTTTAGGATTAATATCTCCATAGGCATCAGTTGGCTCTAACTTAACTTTTTTAATCTCGCCTATAACCATACCAGACAAGGCCGCGTCAAATCCAGAAATCAGCTGACCTGAGCCAACTTCAACGGACATAGCTTCGTTTCGAGTTCTAGAACTGTCGAATTCGGTACCATCCTCAAGCGTGCCGACATAATGTAGACTCACCTTTTGTCCGTTTTCTACTTTCATATTCTTTACCTTCTTTTTTCTTGTTTTCTTACTTTTTGTTTTTTCACTCATTATATAATTCACCCCTTTTTGTATTAATTGAGACACCTGTAACCCCGTGCCTCCCTGCGGGTGAGAGAGAACCTACGAAAGAAGCTCGCTAAAAGCTTTATCCACTGAATCTACTGTTTCAGTGTTATATTTCTCTACATTTGAAGAATTGTCATCCACATTTCCTGACAAATATTCATCAAGAATAACTTCGACCTCTTCTGGAGTTTTTCGCACAAAAAGTGAACTGAAGTCTGGAATTGTATCCAGCCATTCAGCACATTGTGCTTCGTCTTCGCACAGTGGCGAAGGGCGTCGGCGCGGAGTAATTTCCGTTTGAGGAAAAGACGCGTTGGCTGGCTTACCATAACGAATTACAAGATCCGTTCCAGTATCAGAATCCGTAATATCACCGTATTCTGGATTAAGGATAAGGTTTAGAAGTTTTTCGTAAGCCATCTTACCGAAACTCCATACGCGGACACCCTTTTCCTCTTCGCCGCGGACGAGCACCGGAGTATAAAAACGTTGTCTCGCGGATAATGACTTTGCCATCTTAATACTTTCTTCCGTGCCCTCCTTATAAAGTTTACGAATGAACGCATCAAGAGCATCATCATCTCCATAGTTTTTCTTTGGACTTAAAAAACCAGGATTATTGCCAACATTATAATGAAGCCAATAATCCTTAAACGGATCGCCATCAGGAGTTGGAACAATCCTAATCGTCGTTTCTCCATCTTGCGGCCTCCAAAACATTTCTCGGCCATTACCCTTGCTATCTAGCGCAACTCGTCGAGTGCGCATTTTTTCCATATCAATACCCATGTTATTTTCTCCTTTGGTTGAGTAAAGTCAGAATGACTAATCTCTCATTCTGCTATGTTCATAGTACCACAATGAATTCTATTTGTCAAGTGTTTTTTTCATTTTTTTTGTCGCTGAATTTCTGATGAATTTGCGGTTGTATAAATATAGTCTTGCTCGTAGTTTGTGGCGAATATACCGTAACTCGTTTCCACTTTCTCGATCTCGACTTGTTTCCGGATTTTCTTCAAAACGTCTCCATCAGTTTCTAACTTTTCTCTATTAATAGCATAATAATAGCGCATTTCACCAATATTGTCAAGAGAATAAAACAATTTATTTTCATTATTTTTTGAATCATAAAATCCCACTGTTGATACCCTTCTAGACACCAAAGGTTCAGAAAAAGTATCGATAACTGAATCAATGTGATTGTAAACGTTTATCATGTGTAAAGATGGCACTATCATACTGTTTAATTTATCATAGTAGCCTATAACCGGGACGTCCCCTAAATGTTCTTCAACTTTTGAATTATCAATCAGATAAATTCTCTCAAAACTGCCAGATCTGGCATATTCTTGTAATATATTAAATGCAACCCATTCTTGTTTAACTTTGGTTATTGTTATTGAATTGAGATCCGGCCTAATATACAATATACTTATTTTACAATGTCTCAGTTTTTCTAATATTGATAATGTCGCTCCGGATATGTTTCCCGATCCACCAACAACGAATAATATTTCACCCTCTACATTCTTGAAAAACTGGTCAAAATCTGGACACTTCTCTTCATATCTTTCCGCGCTATCCTGCCATGGCATATCATATATTCCGTCCTGTTTGAGGCCTTGAATACCACAGTCGATTTTATAAATTTTATATTGACTATATTTAGCAAATTCAGCTGCGATATTGCAGCCTGCTTGCCCTAATCCGATGATGGTGTCCATTATTACATAAGCTCCCTTAGATTACCAAGATCTTTGCCAGTCTTAACGCTGGTTTTAAACTTACCAAATCTTGTATTTGAAAATTCATCTATAATATCTTTCATAAAATGTTTATCATCTGTATGTAAATCAATAACTATGCTATCATGCACACAAAAAGCAACATTTGATTTCCTATCCTTTAGTATATCATATATTTTAATCATTTTTTGTAAAATAAGATCTGCGCAGGTACTCTGAATAATATAATTTAGTGCGTGATGCTTGTCTGCTGGGATCTCTCTGTTAAAACAGGTCTTCACAGTTTCGCCATCCCAATACTCATTTAATACTTTGTCTTTATCATACATTTTTATTAAATCTTGTTCGTTCGGATGCTTCTTTGAGTTGTAAAGCCAAGCAAAGATAGAATTCTTAACCTCTTGGCGTGATAAAATCTTGGCGCCAGATATATGCCTTCTATTCCACTCGTGAATGTCCATCGTTGGCTGATTTCTATCCGACAAAGCCAACAGTGTTCTAAGCTCTGCTCCGTTATAATCCAATTCTACGAATAAATCATGATTTGGCTTAATAATAGAGCGATATTTTTTTGGAAATGTCAAAATAGGAAAACTATATTTTTTTGTTGTCAGTCTTCCGGTCTTCGTTCCAAAAATATCATATTTGACATATGGTGAAATATTTTCAACTTTCTTCCTCCACTGTCTCGCCTTATATTCAGCAAGATGTGGCTTAAATTCTCCAATATCAATATTGAGCTTTTGTTGATTTATATCTTCAACCACTCTCGATAATAAAGTCAAAAATCTCAAATTTTTGGGTGGCAAAAAATTTTCGAAAACATGTTTTGTAATCCGATTTCGAATTTCACAGTATTCTAACAAAAACTTTTCTGGCACGAGGTCATAAAAACAATTCTCATCTAAAGATATTTTTGACAAATGAATCGATCTCATAAAAGCTTTCAATCTACTATTGATCTCCCCCCAATCATCTTTTATATTTGGGGGACAAACATCATCAAGAGATTTGCCACCACACTGCAAATAGCCGTATCTAATTTTTCTGTCTGCGAGATAAGATGCATAATTCCATGTTTCACTAATCCCGTCAGGAAGTTTACGATTGAAGTGAAGATCTCCATCATAGTATACTCCTATACATTTATGTTTACTGTCCAATGTTTGAAATAACATTAATTAACCTGAATAACCACTGCCCATGTTGCCACTGCCGGTGGTACCTGTCGTTCCACCTGTAGTGCCTGCAGATGTCGTAATTTGACTTTTTTCTGAGCCTAATATCAACGTCGTTTTCTTTGGCCTTTGTTTTTCTTTTTCACGTTCTCTCAATATATCCACCTGAGCATACACTCTAAACTGTTTATTAATATACCACAAAGCAGAATAGAAGTCAACACTTTTATTAATTGCTTTGGCTCTTTTAATTTTTCTTTTAAAATAATCTTCATCTAGCTTTGCATCAGTTTCAAAATTTCTTATTTTTGCGTAAAGTTCTATCCAAAAATTCGAATCATATTCTTCTTCAAGTCGCTGCTGTGTCATAAATTTTCTTTTATGAAGCGTATACCCGACAGTTCTCCTTTTGCGAATATCAGATATTTTCACATGTGGGTAGTTAGACACAAATCCATTATACATATCTAAAATATAAACTTTGAAGATATCAACATCCTGCACATAAGATCTGTAATAATATTTATTAAATATGCTTGTCGGTCCTGTTGTCTGAGGATCAACCCCATAGGAAGAGTAGTTAGGCCATCTTTCAGGATCGATCGATCTTGATCTAAGCTCATCATCAGTCATATTTAAATGTGATCTTCCCATATACTTTAACATTCTAGTCGAAGTTATATCAGCTGTCAAGCGCCATGGCGCGTTTTTGTCGATGAAAAAGCCAAACCTCTTTGTCGCTTCTTTGTAAAATTCATAATTTGGATCTTGAAAAAAACCAACATCTTTCATAATATCTGTATTTTGATTATGGTTTGCAATCTCTATTACCAAGCCTGAAGATAAAGGGGAAGCATGATTAGAAGATATAAAGCCTGTTCTTGTTATCGGCACCTTTGGAAGAACCTTTTCCATAAAAAACATAAATTCTTTAAGAAAGTCATCAAACGTTAAAATATTTTCTTGAGCTACAACATTTGTAGCAAGGTGCTTTGTCAAAAAACTCCTATGTAAACTTTTCATCAAACGGTGATGCTTTTTTATTATACTTGTCCAGGCCTCAACGGGATTCATAACAGTTAAAATACTATTGTCCCTATCTATTGCCCTGGTTATTGCTGCGCGACTAAAATAATTTTGCAAACCTGTAAACGCATCCACAACGAAATCTAAAGCGAAATACGTTCCTGAGCCGGCGGCTTTTATTTGTTTTAAACGAGATTCCGACAAGAATATTGCATTTCCAAATCTATCAACCCTTCCATATAGTGGGTTGTCGTACCAATAATCAATAGGATCTTTATCATCAAATGAATATAAAGGATAAGCATGTTCCTTGTATGCCTTTCTAAACTCGAAGCCGGCTTGCAGGGGCAAACCAAGATCTCCAAAAAATGGAATATTATTTTCGTTGATACTCATGTCTTTAATAATTAGTGTAAATCACTGTTTCTTATGATTACTTCTTCTTCTTGTCTAAACTTTTTTTCGATGGCTTGGTGGATGGACCTCCCTGCTCCGCGAAGCTTGTTTTCGCGGGGCCGGGGTGGAACCCTACCCATCTACAAGTTATTCTAGTGTCGAAATTGTCAGTGCTGACTTTATTAGAAACTTTGGTTACTAGGTAATATCCGCCAAGTCTCAATTTGTATGCGTATGAATTTGCGCTTGAAGCATTCCCAAGCCCAATGATAGAAGGGTTAACGAAAATCATCTGGCCGGGAACAAATAAAAAATTCCCAATCATATCTATGTCGCAGTTATATACAGAATCACCCAAACCTTTTTCCGGAGTAACCATACCCCGCTCGATTATGTTAGCCTCTGCACTACCTTTTACTTCGTCGCGCGCAAAAGAAAAATTCTTAACTAAGCCGCCTTCCGCACCCATATAAAAATGATATATACCCTTTTTAGCATCAGTTTCTGGATTTCCATCTAAGTTTTTCGTATCAAATGTGCTAGCATATATTAAGAAGTAGTTTGTCATTGCGCCGTCCGGATGCTGACCGACTTGAAGAAGATTACTACGGGCTCCAGAATTTAAACTAAGTCTTCCTTTCTTTGCAATTTGTCTGAGCCTATCTTCCCCTTTGGCGTCAGCAGGCCCCAAATACATTCCCATCTTCACTGAAACTTTATGATCAACGCCTTTAAAGCATCCATCACCCAAGGCCGGCTTGATTAAGCCGGCGACCAAATCTCTTATAACGTCTGCCAAAAGATACGTATCTAAATTCTTTTTAACAACATTTTCCAAAAACCAGTTCATAAACAAATTTAAAGAAATTGGTACATCTGCTAGATTAATCAGCTGACTGTTGGGGGCGGGGTTGGTGCCACCCTTGGCAAATGGACCTACCAGAACTTTTATTTTTGACAAATCGTTGCAGGAACGATCAGTTCCTATAAAAGCTGCAGTGAACATAACATCCAATATATCACCAAAAAACATGTAGTAAAATCTATAAGAGCCATCATCGTCGACTTCGCCTTTTAACGCGTTACCTGATGCGTCGATGATATCATTACCCAGTTTCCCAGCATCTTCATCACCGCCGGCATTCGCCTGTTTTTTTGCGCGCTTTTCTACCGCCTGCTTTAACTTTGTCTCCACGTCGCGCTGGGCTTCCTCCCGTTCAAGTTTATTGTTCGCATTCTTCGAGCCGGCATTGCCGCCTGACTCTTTGGATTTGATCTTATGAAATATTTCTGATCTCTTGGATTTCATGTGATCTGTATTGGCTACAACATCCGTAAACATTCCTACTAATTCTTTTGGTACCTTTTCAACAAATATCTTTGGCATACATGTAGATTTTTTTCTTTTTTGTTTTGTAAAACCTAATTCGCGATCATCTTCATGTCTTTCACACCCTCCCAGTAGCATAGTAATAAACGTTTGATATTTTGCGCCGCGGCGCATAGAGTTTATTTCAGCTCTTTCTGATCGCAATCTTTTAAGAACTGTCTGTAGTTCTGTTGTCGCTGGCAGCGAAGGGTTGCTCTCGCTTTTATCCATAGCTTCTTTAAGTTTTTTGAAAAAGCCCAAATTTTTCATAGCTTTTTCATCGTCCTTCCAGCCAAAACCCCCAAGTTTTCCTTTTTGAGTGTTTCCCTCGTTTTCTAACTTAGTTTGCTTCTTTATAGCCTTTTGTACCAATTTTGCTTGCAGCTCTAAATTATCTGCGTTATTCCTTGCCATGTCTCGAGATTGCATGCTCACTTTACCCATTTGATTTTTTGTCTTTACTGTTGGGCCCATATTATAAAGTGTCTCTTGGTCAGCCACTAAAACATTTGTTGAAGGATTGTTCAGAACGCTGGCAACTGCGGCTTGATATTCAACATTCAGCATAAAACTTCCATCTTGATTAAAATCTAATTTATGCCTTTTTAATTGTAGCCAAAGTTTTAATGAAGTGTTATCTCTTACTGTGTTCACTAACGATTGAGGCATCTGCAGAGAATAATTAGGATCCGGATTATCTAAAATATTCCAACCAAGAATTAATTGAATTTGAAAGTCTTTAAAATCAAGTCTACTTCCTTCATTTTGTGCTTTTTCTGCCTTTAGGGGCATAATCAAATCAACCGGGCCGACTTCATAATCATCACCATCAACTGTGACTGTAAATCTGTCCAATAAATCTTTCATATTGTGAAAATAGAAGCTCATGTTGCATTCAACAAACACCTTAGCTTGTACAGGATCTTTACCATCAAAAATCAAATCAACATCTTTTATGCCGATTCCGCTGCCGCGGCCTTGCCTGGATTTTGTTATATCTGCAATATCATTCAACGTATAATGTTGTTTAAATGGTATGGGAAGCTCAACAGAGCGGCATCCAGGGCCTTTTTTATGCACTATCTTTAACAATTTGATCTTTGGAACCAACAAGGATTTATAAGCCGTTGTTAGTTGCAATAGTTCCTCAATCCCGGGACGATTTGTTATCGCATTTACCAATTCCGATGGTTCACCATCAACAGCTATAAATCTTTTAAAGCCACCAGATTTTTTTCGAAATCCCGAGTAAGCTTCCATATGTTCAAACAAAAAACACTGTTCATTGAAAGCTACAGCTTCGTTCTCTTTCTCCGCAGCAATCGTTTGCTTCGCTGTCGGAGCTTTAACGCCGGATGGCGCCGCTCCTCCTGGACTACCCGGGGTCACCGCGTCTACTATGCTATCTAGAAGTGACATTTTTATACCTTCATATACATCAACACAGCCTCTAAGGGAGCTGGTATTTCAACTATGTCGCCAAGGTTTAAATGACACTCAGTGGGGGCATTGTTGTATCGCGCGATGACCCACCAGTAAGATGAATCGCCATAATATGAAGCTGCTAACTTCCAATATCGATCTCCAAGGCTCCACAAGTGACCAGTAATAGATAATTTCGAAATCTGTTCTTCTGTCAAGTCTACAAAATTTGCAGTTCTATATTGCTCTATAGATTTCCTTCCGCGATCTTCCATGTATTTTTTATAAAAAGGGTGATCGTTTATAGCAGTTAGTGTATTAATATATCTCGAAGCCATTTTTTAATTTCCTATGAGTTTTTATTTTTTTCGCGGGCTTAAAACTTTTGCCTTGGCGGCATTGTTTTTTGGAGTGTTATTTTCAGCAGCCTTTTGACTAGTCCCAGAAACGCCTTTAGATTGTTTTTGATTTTTTATTCTCTTCTTCGTTCTTAAAACTTTGTGTCTACCTCCAGAATCCACATATGTATCATCAAGTCCATAGGGGAAAGTCGACACCTCTTCTCCAAATCCAGCATTTCCGAAAACCACACCATCACCAGTTTTATACCACCCGACTCCATGCTCGTGCTGTACGACATATTCGCAAGATAATGCGATCGTCTGTGGGTAAACAGCTCCTACCTGCGTGCCGGAAGCTTTTGGATCTTCGAAAAATCCTTGATCAATGTCTGGCTTATAAGTAAAACCGCTAATCGTACCAATAAGTCCTCCTGTTTCTGCAGAGCCTTGTGCGGAGGCGCCGTATGCGGAATCTTGAACCATGTTTAAGAACTTTAATTTAAAAAGAGGGGCGGCGGCCAAAACTGTTGCAGCCGATCCCAACAAATCAGCTCCTTCGGTCTTCGTATATACTGGATATAACATCTTATATAACAACGTTGCCTTTGATAAGTTAACTTTTGCTTCCTGAAACGAAGACGCGACAACATCCCACCCTAAAGAAATAATTCGCGAAGTACCTTGAAACGTTTGGATGGGATCCATGCGACCATAAACCTCTTCCGAATTCCATTTACTTTGATACCTGTCTTCGAAATCTGTTAGAAAAGATTTAAAGACGACACTTTTACCCACAGGTATATTATAAAACTCCAAATATTTCATATGAGTTTCATAAACATAATCTGACGATGTGTCATGTGGTACTGTGAACTTTTTTGCCATTTTTAATTAAATCCCTGCCTTAATATAAGTATTTACACACCACGTTTTTCATCAATATATTCAAGTACCGCACGACCAACTACATCCCTATCGATCTTGACAACAATTTCACGGGCACGCGAACCGCCTCCTCCGGTAGCAGGCTTGTTTTCTTTTTTAGAACTAAGATCGATTAACCTTTGAATAACCTGTACAAGCGGATCCATATCTGCCGACTTTGCTGCAGCTTGTTTTTCATAGAACTCGGAAGTTACAGAGACAAACTCTTTTGTTATTAATAATTGTTCTGGAGATACAGATGTCGTAACATCAACAAATTGCCTTGTGTTTTCAATCTGTTCTGGAGTTATTTCAGAAGTTGCAACTATAGCACCGGTTAGCGAATCCATAGCCACAGAGAGAGTGAAAGCTTTATCAATATCAACCTCGTCTACTAGATCGCCTATATCATCCATAATGGACATGAAGGCAGCGGCTTTGCCCACAGTTAAATCTGTCATAGACAACATCAAGTTCGCAATTGAATCTACAACATCGCGGACAGCTGAAGCCATTTCGACGAAGGCAGAAGAGATTATTTTAACTGGTGTCAATATTACTTCAAAGCCTTTTTTAAGAAGATCTAAATAATCCGATATTACTCCAAATATACTAAACATTGGTGGAGATCCTGGCGATGTTAGAATATCGTGAAGGAATTTAAAAGCGACCATGAGACCCATAATAATGGCAAATATCGGGCCGCCGGCCATAGTTATCGCACCCATCGATAAAGCAATTCCTCCCAGAATTGCAATAATAACTATGCCTGCAACTCGGAAGGCAGTGGCCAACGTTGGAAAGGTTTCTGCCAAAAAATTTATAACGGCGACAAAAGCTACGGCGCTGGCGATGGCCGCAAAAAATGGATTTGTCAGAAGGGCTTTCGAAAGAAAACTAAATGCAGTTGCAACCCACTTAACTTTGGCGCCCAGTAAAGCTAGAACTCCTACGAGAGTTCCTGCGCCGGCTACCATATTGAGAAGCGTTTCAACCCATCCGGGCATATCCCCGAATATTCCCTTCAACGTTGAACCAAAAGCTGTAAACACGTTTACTATTTGGGCAGTTGCACCCAACAAAGATCCAAGAAGCTCTATTACTGGCCCAAGAGCAATTGCAAAGGACATAAATACATTTGTTAACCTATCCATAATACTTTGAAACTTAGCTGCTCTTTCTGCTAGTTTTTCTTGCGTCAGTGCTGCCTCGGTTTGCTTTTCTTGGAAAGAATCATACGCTGTCAAGCTCATTCCAAAGAATTGATTTGCCTTGGCCATATCATTAATTCCCGCAGCTTGAGCGACTGCTCTTCTTTCAAATTTACCCATTTGCTCCCAATTCTTTCCGGATACTTCCATGGATTTGATAAGTTCTCTTACTCTTTCCTCTTCGCTCATGGTAACCAATTCAATACTATTCAAGAAATTACCACCCATAATAGCATTTAATTTCCCAACTGCTTCAGCTGCGCCTTCGAATGTGTCAAATTGACCAGTAATCTCCAAAAGATCGGCAGTTTCCATTTTTAAAGCTTTCGCGGCTGTTGCCATATCTGCAAAAACTTCAGTGGCCCGATCTCCATAAGCTGCCAATTGAGGTCCGGTTTGAGCTAGTTCTTGTAAAAGCTTTTGCGGAGGGACACCGATATCGGTAGCTAACTGCATAATTTCTAATGAGGCTTGACCTGCTTCTTCCCCGGTCATATATAACGCAGATGTTAAATATTGGAATGCAGCTGCAGATGTATCTGCCTCTACTCCAGTTTCTGCCATCAGTGCAGATAGTGTCGCCATGTTTCGTTGAGCGCTTTCTGAGTACTCTGAAAATACCAAAACTTCATTTTGCAATACTGTAAAAGACTGCGCGGCCTCCGCGACTGAAACACCGACTGTGCGATTCGCAGTATGTAAATTTGATAACGCATATGTATATCCATCAACAACACCGGTAGCTTTTTGCAGTTCCGAAGTAACTGCAGATTGTTCCACTGCCAAAGCAATCGTTGATTCTATAATTTTCGAGAATATTGAATAAAGAAGCACGCCTGGGGCTAACATAGCATCCATTCTCTTTGTCAAAGTTTCCATGGCTGCAGCTCCGGCATCGCCGCCTTCACTAATCGTCATTATCTGCCCCACGATTGTGCTCTCTTTCCAATCTTTATTTAGGCCTAAAGATGCGGACAAAAGATTTTCGAAATTGTCTGCCAAGTTATCGCCGGCAGCTGCCACTTTTTCCCTGTGTTCTACCTCTTTCCCCGCGAGGTCGACCACTTTTTGTTGCGTTTCATATGTCGCTTGTAAATCATCTAAACCACCAGACAATAGATTATTAATTTCTCTTTCTGTGTCGCGTCTTTCGTTTACTGCATCGACTATTGCTGTTTGTTGTTCAAATTGATCATCGATGCTGGCGTTGTTAGTGATCATAAGCGCTAATTTTTCTTTTTCAGCCTCTATTTCGGCGTCGAGCTTTGCGATGATCTCTCCATGGCTGTTGACCATCTTGGAGGCCTCTATAAAAGATTTCTCACTTACGTCTAATATACCTTCTTGTATGTCTAGCTCAGTCTCATATAATTGTAACGTTAGTTCTGCAGTTTCTCTAAGGTTGTTGTTCGCTTTTGAGCGCTCCATCAATATATTTAATCTATCTTTTTCCTGATTATTTCGTTCTTGTGCAGCTGCTACTTCCTCCTGAGTTAACTTTAAAGTGTTTCTTCTAGAAGTTTCAACCTTGCCGGCGGCAGTTGCTTGTTGGCGTATAAAATCTAATAATCTTTTGTTTGTTGCTTCAAGCTCTTTAGTAAGAGCATTAATGGCAGTAAGTTCTTCTGGTGACATTTAAAAAAGCTCCTTATTTAAACGGCCACTTCAAATTAGTTCGCCTTTCAAATTGACGTACTGCGGTATCAAGGCTATATTTACTTCTATATGTTTCTTTAGCCCCTAAGCCATGTTTATTAAAAGCTTCCATATATTTTCTCTCTCTACCTAGAAGTTTTGCAAAGGCAGAAATTTCACTTTTATTTCCGCGAACTCTCAAGTTAACAGGAGCGCCGCCGAACATACTTTTCAATATTAATTGAATTGAGCTGCCAAACATTCTTAAAAAGCTTTCATCAACTTTTTGTTCTCTCGCGGCGGACAGATCAACAACAATTGGTGATAGTTCGTCTTCATTGAGCTTGTTCATAATGCAAATCTCCAACTTTACTTAAGTAAATAGTATTTTAAAATAAAAACGAGCTGTAATACTATCTTCTACTGTTTCTTTTTGCTTCTTCCATTTGTTCCTTTTCGTCTTCAAATTGTTTCTGAAGCCTCTGAAGAAACCATCTTCTAATAAGAATGGGAAGATTGTAAGCCTCGATGAAACTCCATCCGCCGTGATATTTTAATAAGAAAAACTCTTCGTATACGTTTTGGATATATGTATCATTTAGGCCAAAGAAACGTAGCCCCGAAGGGCACCTCCATTGTTGTCTCTTGATCGCATTCAGAGCATTCAAACAACTGTGTTAGGTCAACATTTGGCATTACCAAAGAATATGCATTTCTAATAGAACGAGAATCCATTGCCGGCATGACATTAATAAACTGATTAATAACTGTTTGATCACTGATGCCATCAACCGATACTAAAACCTGCGCAATATGACTAGTCAACATTGAATCTGGCATATCGTGCTTTTTATTGGTTTTCATTATTTTTAACATTGTTTTTTCGTCTTTACCATGAAGAAGCCTAATTTCAACTTCAAAACCTGATTTTGGGAGCACATATATAAAAGTGCCATTGCTTGTTAACTTGATATCAGACCTTTCTAACATTTCCTCATCAACCGCACTAATATTAATATCACTTAAATCAAATTCATATTCTGAATTCTGGCCACAAGATGGGCACGAAACATTTGTGATGTATTGTGAACCATATCCTGAAACTCTAGCTGCAACAAGAATTGCATTTCTATCACCAACCAGGAGATCTCCCACATTTATATTTCTATCGACAAGGATGTTTTGCAGAAATCTATCAATCGCCACTCCTTTCTTTAGGAGTGCCTTGGACGTTAATATGTCCTCATCTTTTGCCGTCATATAACGAATTTCAATTGCTTCCTCGTTACATAAAGGATGTTCTTGGGGATAAAATTTTCCTTTACTGGGCAATTCAACAAACTCTGTTGGAACCGCGAAGGACATAACAGAAGAAGAATCTGTTTTTTGACTTGGACCCTGTGCCATACTAGTAGGCGGGGGGTTTGCATCATCTTGTTTAGCGCCAAGACGATCTTCATTATTTCTAGCCATAAATTACCTCTGTCTTATATACATATAATTATATATTATTTTTCTTTTTATTTAAAGCTTTATTTTAAAAATTATTAATTCGCGGCGCCCTTATCAGAATTGTTTGCCCATTTGGCCGCGCTTCCCTGGTTCATAGTGGCCCAATCATACCTTAAGGTTACAGTGGTTTCTACAAGAGCATCGTTGTCATAATTTAATTCACCATATTGCACCTTCTGTATCCAAGCATTTTTTAATTCCCACTCTTCAACAATCTGATCTGCATTTTCTTTTACCTCGGCCTTGGTTCCCGACCTTGAAGAAGCTAGCTGTTGAATTTTTACGGATCCTAGAGCTTGTGTTGAGCGAAATTTGGAGACTGTCATTTCTGTATTGTTTTCCTGTCCCTCATTCGGATAGTGATACCCGCCGGCTTTGAGAGCTTCTAACAAGGCTAACGCAGCATTTGGCCGAACTGGATCGACTAACGTAAAAGTTACAGCGTCCCATTCAACTTTTCCGGGGTACCAAAAAGTCCAGTTCATAAATTTATGCGGCGTCTCCGCAACGGTGAAGTTCGGCTTACTTACCTTTTTAATAACGTAAGCCGGTACCGTGTTAAGAAGTAGGACAAATCTATGTGATCTTTTCGGCTCGAGGGCCGGCGCGGCCCAATGTCCTGCATTTACTTTTCCTTGTGTTGCCATTTTAAATTAGTCTCCTAGTTAAGCTCATTAGTAAATAGTCTTTGAATAAAAAATTAGTCTTCAAAAGATGCCCCAGTGTTGGAGATTGTGAAATCAATTGCAATAAATTCAATTGCTCTCGCAGGCTTCAGGAAGATCTTCGCATACATGATATTTCTATCAATAAGTTCATCAGTCGTTGTTGTCTTATCGAGAATAACCTTGAAGTCGGTCAAACCTAATCCGGATTGAATACCTTCCAGGAACGGATTAACCTGACCAATAAAACGGTTCCAAGTTGAATCAACGTTCTGGTCGAACAATAGTCCGTTGGCCATTCTGGAAACTTCTTTTTTTATGAAAATCATCAATCTTCTGACATTAATTCTGTCAAGAGCAGATTGGGTGACCTGAAGTGTCTTCTGGCCGAAGATTACAATCCCTTCTGACGGGAATGATGCAATCGGATTGATATTAGCATCATAAAGTTTGTCTCTTTCTTTAGAGGAAAGCTTTTGTCTAACGTTCATAACGCCTAGGCCAGCTGCACCTTCGGTTAATCCGCCGCGATTGAAACCAGCAGGAGCAAACCAAACTTGTGATTTGGCTTCAGAGCTTCCCATGACGCCCAGTGCGACGACGGAAGGCGGCACCCATCTAGAGATACCTCCGTTGAAATTGTCGGAAATTTGTACCCATGGATAATAAGCACAACCATAACTTGAATTAAGTGAACGATCCTTTAATCTTCGAACGGTAGTGTTAACATCTCCAATTCTATTCTCTTCCGTATCAGTACTTTCCGTATCTGGCGTATAATCACCATCTAAGTCGATAATCGCAAGTGCGTCCGCCCGTTCTTCACAAACAGTAAGTAAGTGACCGGTCAAGCCGGAGGCGCGAACTCCAGGAATGGTGGCAACATTGTATTCCAATATTTCTGGATCTGATGCCATATCAATCGCCATCTTCACTGAATTATAAGCATAGTTATTATACTCATTAGCTCCTGCAGCATTAACTACTGCGTGATTAAATGGTTCTTTTTCCGTCAGATCCAAACCATCAAATCCGCCCTGGAACAATGTCGTAAACTTGTCAATTCCCTGAGCCAGGAGGTATGCCTCACCAGTAGACGGTTGTATACTGGTTGATGAACCAGAAGTACTACCAGAAACAGCTGAATATGAAGTGCCCGCTCGACGGGAACCAGACTGATACAACCAAACAGTCGCATTAGGATCATATTTAACGTCGTCTAGAGTGAATACCCATGAGTACTCTGTGGCGGTCCCAGGGGTTGTGCTTTGAAGGCCGCCGCCGAGAGGATAAACAACGTCACGAACACTTCCATCAAATCTTGTAGAACCAGTCACGCAAGTATCCGCGCCCCAGAAGACGTCCGTTTGATCTCCAGGAGAGTTATAATCAGACCTCTTACGAAGAGGAAGAGCAGGGAACTCTACAGAACCTGAGAAATCACCACTAGTCTGTCCTACCCATAATTTTCCTGCGAAGGATCCAGTATGGGCGCCGAAATAGTTCGCGCCTGTTTTCCACATTGATCCGCCCTGGACAGTGCCAATCTTCTGTGGTGAGTCAGCATATGCTAGAGGAGTAGATCCGCTAGTGATAGAGAATGTCTTATATCTAGTGGGTCCATACACTCCAAATGGAACATATGCAGGATCCAACATATTTGAATCTAATTCAGAATCCATTTCTATTCTAACGAAGCGAGATTGATTTGGGTAGTTTCCATGCTCAACATAGCGCCGTTCGGCTTCTTTCCATTGTAATCTTACATCACCAATTTTACGAGCAACATAATTCGGAGATGCTGGATTGAGATTACATGAGTTATATCTTTCTACAATTTGTATATTTGTATCATTATCATCAATTTTTCTTACTAACACGTTGAATGTGCCATAAGGATCATAGTTGTTTGACGAAGGCTTAATTTTATCGATTGAAACCTTAAGATTTTTATGAACCCATTCGCCGCCATTCAAACCATGCAATCTAAATAATTTTTTGGCATAAGTAGTACTGGAAGGATCAAAAGATGATAGATCTCCAACGCTACCAGAACCACGGATGTCTTGACTAACAAACCAGCCAGTGGCCGCCTCTTGTGTGCTAATCTGTCTATTCGTGTGTGCAACTGCGTCGGTCTCTAAAACAACAATTGCGGCACAGACGGAGCCCGCCGCGGCGCTAGAACCTGTCAATCTAAATGATCCATTAGTGGCAATACCGCCGCCATGGGTTAGGTTCCCTTCGAATGATTCTCCCAAGAAATAATTTAAAGGACTAGAAACTCTATTAGAATTGAGTAACGTTGGGTTTGTATTGAAAACCTTACGGATAAATCTATCGGAATCTCTATTGAAGTCAAATCTTACTGTTTTTTGCTTGGTAGACCCATCATAAATATCTGCTTTGAATTCATAGTTTGGACCTGAATTTTTTAATAGAGCATAGTTGCCAGACATTTCTGTATCACTATCGAACCCAGCTCTGGGTTTTCCTCTCAGAACAATACCACCATCATTGCAATACCAAACAGCAGCAAGCGTGCCACTGAGGTTTTTACCGGTACCGTCAGAACTTCCGCCGGTGAAGTCTGTTTTAGACATCCCTGCAGTTCCAGTATCTGTGAGAGTAATAGTTGTATTGCCTCCAACGCCGGCGGTGGCCTGAGTGACCGTAACTACAGCTCCGTCCGATGTAGCGGTAAATCTAGTGCCGGCTGGGCCAGATGAAGTATTAATGACGTTCATTAGGTTGGTTGCAGTTTGGGTGTTTGAAGTTGCAGACTCCCATGTACCATTGACCGAACTTTGATCGCCATTGGTAAAGTTATAGTTAGTGCCGTCCGTAGCAACCAGATTAACCTTATCTGTGCTATTGAGTTCGGTGTAGTCCGTGATGGTTATCGTAGCCGTAGCTTGGCCACCAGTTTCAATACCAATTCCATCAAAAATATAAAGTCCATATGCGCCACCAGTCGTTGAACTAGTGGGGGTGGTTCCGATTTTGAAGCCGGCTTCACCATTGGTCACTTTATTATCATTTTCCCTACCAAGCAAACGAATCATTGTTACTGGCCCGGTGCCAGATTTTAAGAATGCCATCGCTGCATAAGAAGCGTAGGTTGGAGCTGCCAGCTGA